AAAATCACATATATCAGAAGTGTTACCAATGTAGCAACCGCTGTTGTATATGGTGGTTGTTAAAAGGTAATACCCAAAAGCTATTAAGGCACTTACTTCGGTGAGTGCCTTTCATGAGACAACACTATGAACAATTACTTTTCTTTGCACACAGTAAAAACAGTGTTTGACCATTTACCAGAAAAACTTGCAGCCAGCGCAGGCATAACAGGCATCTTGTCTGCGCTGGGCATCCACGCGCAGCTGGTGCTTATCTTTATACTGCTTGAAGTGTTGGACATCATAACGGCCCTGATCGCTGCCAGCGCAAAGTGTTGGCATGCAATCTACCCGCAGACGCCGGGGACGCTGTGGGACTTCTGGGCTTTCCGTAAGCAGGCACGGCGGTGGCGGTACATAAAAAGTGATATCATGCGTAAAAAGAGCGCCAGCAAGATCGGCACATACGGAATTTTACTCGCCGTCTGCGCGTTGTGCGATGTGGCCATGCAGCTGGCCGGCAGCCCCAGGTTCCTGCTATCCATTTTTACCTGCATCCTTTGCCTCACGGAGACAATATCGGTATGCGAAAATCTTGATGCCGCCGGGTACGAAGCCGTGCATCAGCTGCTGGAAGTGGTCAAGGCACGGAAGGAAAAAATAAAATGAGCTATCTGAAAGAATTACAAATCGACAAAACAAAGAGGCGGGCCTACCTGCTGGATCCGGATTACCATGTGTTCGCAGAGTTACCGATATCTACGGATTACTACGAAGGCACCAACAACGCCGGTCTGGCACGCGGTAATGCGGCGGACGGTGTGTACCGGGAAACGTGCTGGTGCGACATCGACTATCCAGGCCAGGACGATCTGTCCGCAGTTTACGGATGGGCCTATCTCAACATTGACGGCCGGGGGCGTGCACTTCACGGCGGCGGCAGTAACCTGGGATGGGACGGTGCCATGGAACCATTTCAGGAGCTGCTGCCTACGCTGGGATGCTTCCGGATGTACAACGCGGACGTCTGGTGGCTGTGCCAGCACTGGCAGCGCAGTGTGGCGGCAGGGATGGAACCGTGCATCCATGTAGTCAGTTAAGGAGGGAGGCAAATGTACAATGACCTTTTTGACATTGGACCTGACAACAAAGAAATGGCTACTTTTATTCTTATCGTGTTTGCTGTGCTGGTGGCTGTTTTCGGCGCAGGCTACTTGCTCGGCATCAGCAGCGCCGGGCCGGACGTACACGATAACGGAGGAGGAGCTGCAGGGGCTGGACAGCAGATTGAGCAGGCTGGCGCAGATATCCAGCACGCAGCAGACGGAATCCGCCAGGCTGAAAGAACAGCTGACCAAATCGGAGCAGGACTTGCTAACGCTAAAGAATCAGCTGGCTACATCCACAGCACAGCTGCAGACAGCGCAGGCATCATTGCGGAGTGCCAATCAATTATTGAAAGAGTACGGGCAAGAGGAGCGCAGGACGCGTCTACGCATTAAGACCCAGCGCAATACATGGATCACATTGGCCGGCTGCCTGTTGGTGGCGCTGGCGGTAAAATAAAAAAGGAGGAAAGAATTATGGATTTTGGCGAAGCATTAAAAGAAATGAAGGCTGGTAAAAAGCTGCAGCGTAAAGGTTGGAATGGTAAGGGTATGTTTGTGGTGTACCAAAAGGGATATCCTGCCGGGATTCCTGCGAACAAAAACACTGCAGAAGCATGGGGGATTAAAGAAGGCGATTTGTTTATCTGCGAGCCATACCTGCAGATGAAAAACGCACAGGGCCATGCAGTTATGTGGACGGCATCAAACACAGATGTTTTGGCGGACGATTGGCAGGTAGTATAGTAATCGTCAAAAAATCGTCAAAAATTGTTTGAAGGTTATTGATTGTAAAAATGTAGCGAAACGTATAAAACGTGGCGAACACTACGTTTTTAATGCAGGCGAATGTTCCTGTACAGGATAAAAATTTTGGTATATAATATAGATAAAGCGCCTTCCATCCGCATGGTTGGCGCATTTTCTTTAATCCGTCAAAAGAAATCGTCAAAAATTTTCACAAAAAATTTTTTCGATGCTCTTCGCAGCGGCGGCCCGCATCTCATCTGAATAGTGGATGTATGTATGGATTACCGTCTGGACATTATCACCCAGAATCGCAGCAACGGTCTGTACATCAACGCCTTCCGCCAGCAAGCGGGTGGCATAGGTATGCCGGAAGCTGTGCAGCTTGATACCATGATGGCGCTTCAACCAACGGTACAGGTCATTATACATGCTGACCGGCTGGAACAGGTTGCCGTCCAGCGGGATCGGGTACGTCTTCCGGTACTGTTTCAACTCTTTAACCAGCATTGCGGGAATGGGAATGGTGCGGAATCCATTTCGGCTTTTGGTTGTTTCTGTTACGGCAATATAACGTCCGTTGGTTTTGGCTGCCTGGCGACGCACAGTAATAGTCGCACCCGTTAGATCAATATCCTTCCATTTCAGTGCAGACAGTTCACCACGACGCACACCGGTATACCATGCGATCAGCAACGCCATGCGTACATATCCGGTAGCACCGGACATGATTTCTTTGAATTGGTCGCTGCTAATGACGGTAATAGCTTTTTGCTGCCGGACTTTCTCTATTTCCACATCTTCAATAGGGTTAGTGCTGATAATATGGTACGGCTTAACAGCGGCATTGAACAGGACGACCAGCTTGGACATATATTGCTTTTGGGTCTGCGGCTTCGTATTCCAGCCGCTGACGACCGTTTGCAAGTCCATGTATGTAATCTGTCGCACCGGCTTTTTGGCAAGCCATCCAAGCGCTTTTACAGCATAGATATAATTGGATATCGTACCTGCAGTGATGGATTTTTTGTTTTTGGTATAAACTTCACAGAATTTTTCCAGAGTAATTCCGGACATGCCCTGCTCAATGGGTTGTGGCTGGTTTTTTATTTCTTTGAGCAGCTGTTGTTCATAGGCTTTGGCGTCGGCTTTTCTGGCAAATCCCTGCTTGCTTTTCTGTTTCCATTTTCCGGACGTGTCCTTCCAGCTGACGATGATCTGCCAGCCGGAATCCTTCTGGCGGTAGGTGGTGGTGTGAGTCATGGTTTGCTCCTTGTGCTGACTTTTATAAAAGTGACGGTTTTTATAAACTTCATTTCCAAACTTGCTAAAAAAAGCCGGTTTTAGAAAGATGAGTTAAACTTTTTGACCGAGAAAAGTTTAATTCATTGCGCTGACTTTACGCTGACTTTAAGTGTAAGTCAGCGTTAGAATTACAATTAAATAGAATGTAATTACATTAAAAATAATTACGATTCATTTGCTTTTTACTTGACGGTAACTTGATTTTGTCTCCAACTTTCCATCAAGATTCTTCAAGATTACGACAAGCTCAAACGATCGTCAAACAATAGAATGTGTCAACCATGCGGTTTACAAGGCTTGACGTAATTGGAGACAAACGATTTTTTACGCCAAGATTTAGTTGATTCTAACTTGCTTCTAACTTGCAATGTAGCAAGTTTGGTTGCAAGATTAGGAGAAAAAAGTTTGATACACAAAAAGTGCAAAGGCTACAACATATAATAACATTCCTATGTTATTAAACATCATTCCATGCTTGCGCTCAAAACTTGATAACGAGTAAGCAGGTGCGCGTGTGTCTACTCCAAGATTGGCCATAACAAATATGCCATAGCATAATACTGTAAACCATAAAGGAAAGAACGCCAAAGAGATGAGCGGGAGTAAAGCTATACCGCCGAAAAAACCAACAAAACTGATTACCGAGTGCCGCATTACAAAGCGAGGATTTTTGTTTGGATTAAAAAACGTGATAATGTTGTGACATACAAAAATAAAAACGATACCTTTTAAAATTTCAAAAACCATAATGCACCCTCCCTTATACTAAACTCCTTTTGACTTCAACCACTCTGCCGATAATACGGACCGGCAGGGTGGCTATTTCTTTTTGAGAATAAAAGTGCGGCGGATAGACCAGCGTGTTGTGGCCGATCAGGGTGATACCGTCGTCTCCAATCTTGACCATCTTGCAGGTGGCCTCATTGCCATTGACCAGGACGATGGCTATATCACCAGAATCAACAGATTCCTGCTTCCGGACAATGACAATATCCCGGTCTAGGATGTACGGGGACATGGATTCGCCTTTGATTTTTAACGCAAAGTATTCACCTTTGCTGGCCAGGGCAGGAGTGATTTCTTCATATCCTTCAATATTTTCTATGGCCTCCAGCGGGATCCCGGCCGG